CTGCACGTACGGATGAATTGTACATAGTCCAGCCAGGAGCGCGTATTTTTGTACGCATTGATAAGCCGTACCATTTTATCAATCAGCGCAGTGCCTGACAGCGGCGCCGTGATGAGCGTAACACGGAAATGATACGGATTGCCGCCGTATTCGGGCCACTCCTGGACTACCGCCGACTGGTACACCGTATCGACGGCACGCTGTACGGCCCATTTCGTGCCTTTGAATTTGTGGAGCATAAAAGACTCTTTGACCTGCTGCCGCTTGACGGCCAGCGCCGCCGTGCTGTCGTATTCGTCGACGTGCATCTGCTCGGCCAGATAATCGACTAACGCATTGCCTAGCGAATCAATAGCCGGGTAAATCAGGAGCAAATCAGGATTGATACCGGCCAGCTCATCGTCAACGACGCGCGCAAGGTCTGGGACAGGGTCAAGGTTAATCGACGCAGGCAGGTTATCTGCGATTTTATAATCGCTGTCCGTCATCATTCGTCCTCACTCCCTCCGAGTACGGCGCTGATCGTCGAATTCTCCTGGGCTACCTGTGTAGCCGTCAGCTCGGTGAAAACGGGCGATGTGATGTTTACCCGCTTGACACCTGGCACGGCCATAACGTCAGCGATGAGCCGCGATGGATTGATATCCCGGCCAATCTTTGACTTCTGCCACAACCGGTATGTGTCAATGGCTGCCGTTACAGCGGCTTTTGCAGTTGCTTCCGATGTACCCGCGTCGACGTAGTACGTCAGGTTAATGTCATAGGCTACCGCTTCCGGCGCCAGGACCGTGACCGTATCCGTCAACGGCCTCACCTTGTCTGCGGATACGATAGATTTCACCGTATCAAGCAATTCCTGCTCCGGCAGTTTCCCGCCTTCCAGCAGCGGCCGGATTTCGACGGTACCCGCAGACGGACTGCGGATAGCCACGTCAATGATGCCGCTGTTCGCGGTCTTTGCCCAGTACTCATAGGCGCCTGTTGGGCCCGCCGTGGAAAAGCGCTCCGGCGCCTCATGGATACGCTCGCGGTAATCGTCATCGTCTTCTACATCGGCGCCGCCCGCGCTGGTCGTCGTGTTAACAATAGAAGCAACATAGGCCACCGGGTCAACAATATTCTTGATTTCGCCCGGAAGAAAGCCATTCCCCTTGTCGCCGACGGTCTGGCATGTCGCTTTAACCGTTGCTGTCGTGCTGCCCGCCAGGATGGCGGCATCTTCATCAGTTGCAAAATAGAGGCCGTCCGTGCTGGCTACGCGGGTACCCGCGGGTACGATTGTTTCCTGTGTCCGCGCTGCCGACAGTGTGATTTGCAGTGTCGTCGTGGCAGCGGACGCAGGGATGCGGTCCGTGTCAGAAAAAGCGCCCAACGCGTCGAGGTTATCCCCGGCCGCGTATTTCAGCAGATTCTGCTTGCCGACGTAGTTCTGATTATTCATCAGGCGGATAATCGCCTCGGCGACAACTAAAAGAAAAAGCCGGACCGGGTCCCCCTGGGCTAAAGTCCTACCGGTTATGCTTGTGTAGTCATTAAAGATAGCAGCTTTCACTTTTTCGGCATCGGCGTCGACGAAATCGATATCCGGTAAATCAGCTAATTTCATATGGTAATCACCACCTTAGGGACGAGCTTACCGGAGACGTCCCCGGTAAATGTAATGCTGTCGACTTTTACCCGCGGCTCATACCGCTTGATGGCCTGGAAAATCTCATTCGTCAGTTTGGCCCGGGCCAGTGTTACCGGCAAATCGATGACGGTACTGTCCAGGCCGAATTCACGATCGAGCGGGATTGTTCCTTTTTGTGTGGATAGGATTGTACGGACGTTCTGCAAAATCTCATTTGCTTCTGTTTTCGGCGACATGTCAATGGTCGTCGGGTCCTTTGCCGTTACTTCATATTGCATTACAATCCTCCTCTCCCGAATAAGGTAGTAATCCCGTTATAAATCCGGCCGACTTTGTTCAACGTCGACTCTTCATCCGTATTCGTCGTGTCGTATTCTTTTAGCTTGACGTTCGCCGTAATGGCGATGACTTTGCCGTATGCGTTATAAACGGCATCTGTTTCGTCGATGCTCTCAAGGTACCAGTAATTTTGCGACACCGGCACGCCGCCAATGATGAGCGGGCAGACGATGCCCGTGTCCCTCATTTCTCGGAGCTTTGTCAGCTGCTGCGCCGGCATGGCGTTGTACAGGGTCATGAGATGGAGCTTGAATGAAAGCTCCTCCTGCCCCGGACCGATGAACTGCGGCACGGGCTTTTTTAGAATGACGTCGTGCGTCTGCCACCGGGCCTCCCCGGAGCGCTCGACGTCGTCAGGCGTGACCAAATAATGCTCGGCTACGCCGAATATGACTGTACCAAAATACCCGATATACATACCGTGTCACCTCTCTACTGCGGCTTGCCTGTATTGCTGCCGCCCGACGATACCCCGCCATGTACGTGATTGACAAGGGATATCCCGTTGACCGTAACATCTCCGCCGCCGGCGTTAACCGTGAGACTGCCGCAGTTGATTACCAAATCATCTGGGACGTTCAGCACACGGGACCCGCCGGCGGGCGGTGCATCGACAGTACTATAAATCGTGCCCAGGACATACCCGGCGCCGCTGCCCTTGCCGCCGCTGTCGGCGATGAAAAGGCAAAGCACCTGGTCATCAACGGCAGGCATCCAGAAGTCTTTCGCGCTCTTACAGCCGCGCATGAGAACCTTGAGCGGCGCGGATACGATATCATCATGGTCCGGGAACGTTACCCGGGCGGAAGCGTTTGCCGTGTCTACCGACGATACGCGCCCAACACGAATACACCGCGCCAGTACTTTATAAATATCAGTAGCCAATGAGACACCTCCTCACATCGATACTCGTTGTATAGCCGCTGCCGCTCAGGTCATGCTTGGCCTGCGTAATGATGTATTTCCCGGAAAACGCGCCGAATCCAATCATCTCGACAGTTTCCCCGGCGCAAAGGAAAGGCTGGCCCTCACTGTTAAAACTGCCCGTACATTCCTCGCTGTTTTTCTCACGCAGTTTCTTTTTCGCCAGTCGGTCCGCTTCCGCTTGTGTCGATACCTGCTGATGGATTTCCAGTGTCGCCCCGTCGGTTTTGTTCGGATCCACAAACGTGGACTCGATGACGGATTTGTCTTTATCCTGGGCATACTTTACATGGCATTGCTTGTAGACGTCGCGGATTTTCGAGGTGAACGAATAGCCCGTACTGTGCAGGATGCGTTCCGGTGTATGGTCGCCGTCCGCTTCCGCAACGGTAATGATTTCCTGTGTATCAGGATGGTAGATTTCTACTACTGGCTCGGCTTCCTCGTACAAGGCCTCATCAAAGACGATAATTGTGTCGGTCGTGACTTTGAGGGCAAAGCCCGCATCGTCGCAGACTTTTTTCAAGACGTCCAAGTCCGATTCGTCATTTTGCTCGACTTTATCGATGGCTGGGTCATCCCCGCAGTCCCAACAGAGGTCCATGCTGTTTTCCTGAGCTACGTCAGATGCTACTTTCTGGACCGTGACATTTTCCCACGTCCGGGAGCGCAGCGTACTTCTCAGGGTGCTGTCGTCGCTGACCGTGATGGCTACGGCCTTAATAGTCACGACGTCGGGCGCGCTGGACAGCTCGATTTCGTCTACTTCAAACTTCCCAAGGGTAACGTCGGCCTCTCCGTCGTACAGCCCTAGCCAGTTGTACGTGCACAAGGTAACGTCAATCGTCGCGCCTTTCGTCGGCATCCAGTCACCCTGCCACAAGCCCGCCTTGTCTTCCAGGGTAAGGGATATGTCGTCTACCTGCCCGGATAGATTGTCGGTGTAGCTTGCGCTGATCAGGTATTCGGCCAGCGCCTCGGAGATGTCCTTATTGTCATAGGTCACTTGCAGCCAGGCACGGCGCCCTAAATGCTCCTGGGCAACGACGCCCGCCATGGCCTGTGCCTCAAGCCGCTTGAGGTCTGCTTGTAATTTTTTCAGTAATGCCAATTAAATCACCGCTTCCATGGAGGCATGATAGATGACGTACTGGACGGGATGTCCGGACAGGTAAGGGCAATCCCTGACGGGAAGACAGCGATGGTCCTGTAATCCGGATTCGCTTCCAACAGATTCTTGACGTACTTTTCCGAGCCGTAGACCCGGTAAGAAATCAGGTCCCACATGTCGCCCTGCATGGTACTGTACATGCTACTCATAGCTCAGCCTCCTCTGATTTGCCGCCCAACGTTTCATCATGCCGTCAAATTCGCGCATTTTCTGGTCCATGAGCTGGGAAATCCGCTGCTCTGTCCCCGGACTGCCGCCCTGGACAGTAATCGTAGGTGCAAAGGTAATCTGCGCGGATCCACCGGATGGCGCCGCCGCGGGTACACTGGACATCGCCGGCATTGCCGCAGGCCCGACGCCGAGCATCTGCCCGGCAGTTGCCCAAAGATTATAAGCATTTGCATCGTGAGTGATAGGTACGATGACTTCCGGATATCCTGCTTCCGCTACCCACGTCAGATAGGGATGACTGAAAACGCCGCCGCTTGCGGACTGGCCCGCTGCGGAAGCGGCATCGCTGTCGC